GATATGAGCGTTGGAATAACAATAAACCTATTACTACTCAAGCACCTAAAAGAAAAATAGCTAGTCCTCAAACGCAAATTAATGCAACTAAAATGTTTGATGATTTATTTGGAGATAAATAATGATAACAGTAATAATAATATTATCGGTATGTTTATTAATTTCGGTATTTGTAAATATAAATCAATTACGTAAACAAGAATCTGATTCAGAATATATAGATGATTTAGAATCATCCAATGCAAAATTTTATGAGTTTTTTACAACATTAAAAGCTAGGATGAATGAATCTAATTCTAAATTAAAACAAATTGATAGATTGGGATCATTTGAAGCTGATGATGAAACTGGTTTTGTATTTACTGAATTACGTGATATAATAGATGATCTTAATAAAGGATTTTAATGGAAGAGCCCGGCCCAGTAGATAAATTTTATAAATGGTTAGCAGCAGAATATGCGGACTTTGAAGCGAATGGACCTAAAAAACGACGCGGAAGAAAACCTACTAAAAATATGTATTTTACATATATGACTGACCAAGCTATAATAGCATATAATAAAGAACCTAGTTATGCAAAACGTAATAAAGTATTCCGCGAACATATTAATTATCCTTTTAATAAACTAGTAGAAAATATATATCATACATTCCGTTTTAGTTATTTTGATGTACCATATGAAGATGTTAAAGCAGAGGTAGTGGCATTTTTAACAGAAAAAATAGGAAAATACCAAGAAGGTAAAGGAAAGGCATTTTCTTATTTTTCTATTGTTGCTAAAAATTATCTTATTATACAAAATAATGCAAATTATGCAAAGTTAAAAATGCGTACCGAGCCATCCGAAATAGATGATAATAGAAATATCAGTGCAGAGGTATCATTAAATGATCATCAAGAATCGCTACGAGATTTTACCGATTTATGGGTCAATTGGTATGATACTCATATTAATACAATATTTGTTAATAAACGTGACATAGTTGTAGCTGATACAATACTAGAATTATTTAGAATAAGAGAAAATATAGAAAATTTTAATAAAAAGGCATTGTATATTCTTATAAGAGAACGTACTGGATTAAAAACTCAGAATATTACAAAAGTACTTAATGTAATGAAACGAGATTATATGAAAATGTATACAGTATATCGTAAATCAGGTCATATAGTCGATTCAACAAATCTTTGATATTTATATTAAAGGATTATCATGAGCACGGATTTTGAATTATTTAATGGAACAAATTTCTCCGATTTAATGCGTGATATATATCACAATTCAAAAAAGAAATCTAGGCAAATTGATGGCCTTATTAAAGAATTACAGCCTTTAATTAAAAATTCAGGTGACGCAACTGTATTAGTTCCTATGATAAAAGATTATCTAGAGGTATCTGTGAAAAATGATGATGCCTTAGTAAAATTAGCTGCTGTAGTACAACGGTTAATTTCTGCTACTAATAAAGAATCTGATGATGGTGAATTTGGTTTATCAGAAGATGAGCGTCGTAAATTAGTAGAAGAGGCTGAGCTTGAAATTAAAAAAATTCAAGCAGATAATAAGGAAACTAATGCCGAACAATATAAATCTGCAGATCGCTCAAGTAGTACAGACCGAAGATAAAATTCAATATGATAAATTCCAGGATGATAAAACCAGAGTAGATCTTCCGCCTGGAGCTGTTCGTGTCCGATTTCGCAGTACTACATCGGCATTAGCTAGCGAAGAAATTGCTATACCAGCAAATCCGAATTATTTAACTGTACCATTATATGGTGAACAAGTTCTAGTATTTAGTGCTATTTCCGGATTAACTCAAAACACAAAAACAGAACGGTATTATTATCTACCTTATGTTAATACACATGGCCAAGTTAATAATAATATAATGCCATTCTTGCAAGATACCAAGCCTAAATCTAATTCATATTCTAATTCTGGTATTACTTCTACTTCTAAATCAAAAGAGCCAGAGCAAATATCATTCCAAGAAAAGGATATAGTTACTATACAGCCATATCAAGGAGATACAATATTACAAAGTAGATTTGGATCAGTTTTAAGATTTTCTAGTACCCATAAAAAAATAGATGATTATTTACAATCTCCAATTTGGGAAGGAACGTCAGTTGGTGATCCATTTGTCGCATTGACATGCGGAGTAGATGGTGCTACAAAAGATGATTATTACACAATAGAAAATCCAGATAAAGACGCAAGTTTAATTTATTTATCTTCAACACAAAAAATAAATAATTTAAAATTATCTCAACAAAAAATTGGCCGCGGAACTAAATCATTATCTTCATATAAGAATCCTCAAGTGATTATATCATCTAATCGATTAATATTTAATGCACGAGAAGATGAATTAATATTAGCATCTAAAAAAGATATTAAGTTAGCAACTCCAAATTGGTCTGTAGATGTTGATAATTTAATAACTCAGTTAGAAGCTCTAGTAACTGCTATAACTAAAATGACGCATACTACTGGGGTAGGTCCTTCTGGGCCGCCTATAAACATTGCCGACTTTGCAAAGATATTAACAGAAATAAAACTAATGAAACAATAATGAATAAACCATCATGGCTTTCTGCTGAGCTTCAAGGAATAATAGATAATAATAGTCCATTAAATGGTCTAAAATTAGGTATTGTACTGGCTAAATTCTCATTGACAATCATTCCTCCGACGCTAGGAGCAGCTACTGGTATCATTCCGGCTATGCGTGCATATAGTTCGGCACGTGTATATGGTAAAGTTAAAGGAATTGAAGACGCGGTGAATGCTTTTGCAACACAAAACGCAAATGGAATGTCTACTATATCAGCCGGATTATTTACCGGAATTGCTCCACCGCCTCTTAAAGGTACTCAACCTTTATATGATACTGTACGTAATTTAAACCAAGATAAAAAATTTTTATGCGATGCATTGGCAAAAGCCATTTACATAAATTGGACTTTAGGTAAATCAATATTTACACCATTCGGAACTACTATACCTACCTGGAATATTCCATTTCTTTCAAAAAAGATTAAAGATGAAGCAAAAGACCAAGGAGTAGATATTGATCAAATTATTCTAAATGCTAAAACAGAAGTTCAATCATCTATTACTCAAGCAACTCGTGAAATTACATCATATGATACAGATGAATACCAAATACGATTAGATCAATTCGATTAATTATCAACCTAATTTATTAATGTACCATATTTATTAAAAAGGATAATATTATGAGCTCAAAATCGTTTGTAAAGTTATTACGAAAAATTATTAAAGAAGAAGTTCAAGATGCTGTACGTGAAGTACTAACTGAGCAGAAATCTAATTATAATCAAGTAATCGAACATGGTATGAATTTATCTAACATTTCAGAAAATACAATACCGAGTCGGCCAATTGCAAAAAAACAGTTTACAAAAAATTCAATGTTAAATGATTTGTTAAATGAAACAGCTAACACTGTTCCATCTCAAGAACAATTAGATTGGAATACTATGAATTTTAAATCTGAAATGGCAGAATCTTTTGGTATGTCTACCGGTCATGGCGCACCTATAGCAACCACCGGCATTAATGGAGAGCCAGTTAATATGAATAATCAATCAGTTGCATCAACAGTAAATGCTATGACAAAAGATTATTCCGCATTAATGAAAGCTATAGATAAAAAACGCGGTAAATAATGTCTAGACCAGTATATAAATACCAACCACGTAACGAATCGCCAGATGTAGCTATCGGTATTATGTTACCGTTCAATAATTCTAGTAAATCTAAACCTGTTACTCAGAATTACGCGTCTGGTAGTAATTCGGGAGGTATGGTATTTGCGCAATCATATACTACTCAAGAACAAGTTGTATCAAATTTAAAAAATTTGTTGTTAACACGTAAAGGTGAGCGATATATGCAACCTAATTTTGGTACTAATATTTATGATACTCTTTTTCAAAATAACGTGGATGATTTACGATTAACGTTAAAGGATAGTTTAACAGAAGATATTGAATATTGGTTACCATATATTAATGTAAATGATGTTGTCATATCAACTAGTAATGACATGCATGCATTATCAATCATGTTAAATTTTACAATAACTAATATTGGATCAGAAATGGTAATTAATATATTAGCATCAGAAAACAATTTTAGTGTATCGGATGCAACTCCGTCATTAGAACTACAACAAATTAATAGAGTATATTAAGGAAAGGTTAATTCATGAGTGATTTAATTAAAAAGGATGTAAAATATTTAAATAAAGATTTTGCTCAGTTTAGACAAAATTTAATAAACTTTGCAAAAAATTATTTTCCGGATACTTACCAAGATTTTAACGAATCTTCGCCTGGTATGATGTTTATAGAGATGGCATCATATGTAGGAGATGTATTATCATATTATACAGATACATCATTTCGTGAATCGTTATTAAATTCAGCTCAAGAAGATTCTAGTGTATTAGCTTTATCTCATCTTTTTGGATACAAGCCAAAATTAAATTCCCCAGCAACCTCTAATTTAGATGTATTTCAATTAGTAATTGCATCTGGGTCTGGAGAAAATGCTGCACCTGATATGTCATATGCATTATCTATTGGATCAAATATGGAATTAGAGAGTGAAGAAGGAGTAAAATTCAGAACAATACAGCCGGTTGATTTTAACGATGATCCAGAAATTTCTGTGTATGAAATTGATGGTGATAAAAATGTAGCTCGATATCTTTTAAAGAAACAAGTTAGTGTTGAGTCCGGAGAAATAAAACAATTAGAATTTTCATTCGATTCTCCTAAACCATATGATCGAATAACATTGCCAGATACAAATGTAATTGATATTGTAAGTATAATAGATTCTGCAGGTAATAATTGGTATAACGTTGACTATTTAGCACAAGATACTATTTTTGAAGATATTGCAAATATACCATTTAATGATCCAACTTTATCTAAATTTAGATCCACTGTGCCTTATATTTTAAAACTACGTAAAACACCTAGAAGATTTATTACTCGGCTACGTGATGATAATCGTCTTGAGATACAATTTGGATCCGGTATTTCTTCTGATTTAGATGAAGAAATTATTCCTAATCCAAAAAATGTTGGAATGGGATTAGAATATCTTAAAAGAACAACTACTGATTCAATTGATCCTACCAATTTTTTATATACTAGCACATATGGTATTGCTCCTTCTAATACCACATTAACAGTACGTTATACTATAGGAGGAGCTGTAACAGATAATGTAGGTGTTAATTCAATAACAAAGATAAATTCTATATCATATTTAAATGAAACAAATATAGTAGATTTATCAGATTCAAAACAATCTGTCGCTGTTACAAATTCAGAACCAGCAACTGGTGGGAAGTCTAAAG